CAAGGGGTTGTTTTTATAACGGGATCATTCTGGAATCAGTAGAGGATTAGACATGGCGGTGGTAATTGGTTTGGGTGATGCAGGGTGTAATATTGCACAACGCTTCGGGGAGTATTCAGAATATTCTGTGTACCGTATTGATGTGGACTTACCCAAGTCAGCAGCCAACGTCTACAACATGGAAGAGCAACCGACTTCAGAGGCGTATGAAAAAAACTGCCCTGACCTTAAAGCGTTTTTCAAGAAAATAAAAAAGCAGGAACAGGTGTTCTTTATCATCGGCGGCGGCGGCAAAATCTGCGGTGCAGCACTTCAGGTCTTACAACAAATCCAGCGTTCTTCTTTGAACATAATTTATATTAAACCTGACATTAATTTAATAGGGGCAAAAAAATATCTTTTAGACAGAATTGCATACAATGTATTGCAGCAATATTCACGTTCAGGTGTTTTTGATAGAATGTACATCGTAAGCAACCCGTCTGTGGAAGAGTCAATAGGAGATGTCCCAGTTAAAGGTTACTACGGGAAACTAAACGAGGCTGTTGTGAGCACCCTTCACATGATTAATGTTTTTAAAAACTCTAAACCTGATTTTGAAAACCTCTCAGACCCAGAGAACCACACAAGGATTTCTTCTTATGGAATGATTGACTCTGAGACGGGTGAAGAAAAATTGTTTTTTCCTCTTGACAATATCATAGAAAAGGTGTATTATATAGGTATAAACAAAGAGTCGATGGAGGACGCTCAGTTCTTCAGGAAGCTTAAGGAGAACATGAGAAAGAAAGCAGAGGAGGAAGGCGTAAAGATTTCGTACAGTATCTATGAAACGAAATATGATGAAAACTATGCTTATGTCGTAGCACACAGCGACAAGATCCAAAGTGAAAATAATTTAAAAAAAAGCTTGACATCTGAAGTAGAATAGGTTATATTATAGTCATGCTAAAACAAACGAAAGAAAACAGATATGTTTGAAGCAAGTAAGAAGAAAAGAGAAGTCGGAGAATATTTTAGTGAGCGCAAGCACAAGCCAAAGAAGGATGTCCGTGGCAAGGTGGACCGAGAACAATGGGAGATGATCAAGGAATTTGCATTATTCCAAGGTTGCCCTCAGAATCAGGTAGAAGATGCCTTGGTTCAGTTTGCAGCAGATCACGCTTACAATCATGCCCAGCGAGCAATGCAGGGTGAAGAGTTCCGACAGTGGAAACAACATAAAGAGCGAAAGCAAGAAACCCGTCGCACAAGCGACATACAACAAAATCAATAACAACAACAAAGGAGAATGTTAATGATGACTACTAGCAACAATACTGTTGTGGCACATACCGCAACTTTTACTAAGAAGAGCGGTGAAAATCGTACAATGAACTTCGTGAAGATCACAGAACTTCCAGCGACTTTCGTTGATACACAAATTTCTGGCACTGGAAATGCACGCACTCTATCAGAGGGCATGGAACTGGTCTGGGATCTCGACAATGATGGTTTCCGAGTTTTTAATTGGAACACCGTTGTTGGCGATGTAACTACAAATGAAATTTCTTTTGAAAATTCATTTAACAACAACACCAATACTGGTGTATAATAATAACAATTAGATGCTTGGGATATTAGCCAAGCATACTATAGGGTTCTTAACCCACCCATAACTATAAGGAGAAACAACATGGGAATTGATCTTAAGAAAATGAGAAGCAAGCTTACTAAGCTTAACACTAAGGGCAGCGGTAATCGCTCTATCTTTTGGCGACCGTCAGAAGGGGAGCAGACTATCCGTATCGTACCAGTCGCAGATGGAGATCCCTTCAAGGAGTTCTGGTTCCACTATAACTTGGGGCAGAACGCAGGCTTTCTTAGTCCAAAGCGTAACTTTGGCGAGCCAGATCCGCTGAATGATTTCGTTCAGCAGCTTTATAATGAAGGCACCGAGGACAGCATTAAGATGGCAAAGAATCTTTCTGCACGCCAGCGGTTCTTTTCACCAGTAATTGTTCGTGGTGAAGAGGACAAGGGTGTCCGAGTCTGGGGCTATGGAAAGACTGTGTACGAGCAGCTTCTAAGCTTGGTTCTAAATCCAGAGTATGGTGACATCACCGACATGGATGCAGGTACTGATCTTCAGTTGCAGTACGGCAAGCCAGCAGGTGCAGCATATCCAGTGACACGGATCACTCCATCACGTAAGACCTCTGCGGTCTGTCATGATATTTCGGCAGAAGACTGTGCAGAACTTCTGGAACAAGTTCCAGATTTTGACAGCTTGTTTGACCGTAAGACCCCTGAACAGGTCGGACAGATGTTGGATACCTATCTGGCTGGTGAGGATGCCGAAGGAGCATCCAACGAGACTCAGAAGTATTCTGGTGGGACTGATGCTGTTGCAAACAGCACCACCTCAAGTACCGTTGAAAACGCATTCAACGATCTTTTGTCTTAGGTTTTAAAAACCCCCACAGGGGGGCACAGGGTTATCAGGTGCCCCAATTTTAAAAAGTGTTACTCAACACACACACATACATAGGAGGTATATTATGAGTAATGAAAGTAAAAATGCGTATGAGTTACGCACCGATTTGCTAGGAATGGCAATCGGAATTCTTGAGAGTCGCAGCGAGCGACAAGAAACCAATGAACATTTTCTTGCAGAGAATGATGAGGCTTATAAGCGTAAGCCCATCAGTCCTTATGCAACAGAAGACGTTTTGACCGTCGCTGAAAAGCTTTATGAGTTTGTCCAAACTAAAGGCTGAGTAAGTCCCACAGGGGGGCACAGGGTTATCAGGTGCCCCAAACTTTAACTTCAGTTCAGGGAGAGAATGATAAATGGCAAAAAAGAAAAATGGAAGTAGCGGTGCGGGTCGCTTGTCAATCTCAGAAATGAGATCCATGATCAACAAGAAGCATGGAACCGCAGTCGCTCACAATTTAAAAGAAGACAATCCGACAGATGTAAAGGAATTTATTCCAACAGGTGCTCGCTGGCTCGACAGTATTATCTGTAGAGGGAGGCTGGCTGGAGTCCCAGTGGGGAAGATCTCCGAGATTGCTGGTCTTGAAGCGACGGGTAAGTCTTATATGGCGGCACAGGTCGCAGCTAACGCTCAAAAGATGGGCATCGATGTGGTCTATTTTGATGCAGAGTCTGCAATTGATTCTAGTTTTCTAGAGGCAGCAGGCTGTAGTACTGATGATATCCTGTATATTCAGGCGCACTCAGTTGAGTTTGTTTTAGAAACAATTGAAGATCTTTTAGCAAACTCAAACAATAAACTTTTATTTGTGTGGGATAGTTTGGCGTTAACCCCCAGCACTACAGATATTGATGGCGACTTTAACCCACTAAGTTCTATGGCAGTAAAGCCAAGGATCTTATCAAAGGGCATGGCAAAATTGGTTCAGCCGATTGCCAATGCTCAAGCCACCTTGCTGGTGTTGAACCAACTTAAGACAAACATTACAAGCAACGTGGCAGAGGCAATGACGACACCCTATTTCACCCCAGGAGGAAAGGCGATGCATTATGCATATAGCTTGAGGGTGTGGTTGACGGGTCGTAAAGCTAAGGCATCTTTTATTCTGGATGATCACGGTTATCGAATTGGTTCGGAAGTAAAGGCAAAGATTGAGAAGTCACGCTTTGGTACAGCGGGAAGAATTTGTAACTTTAAAATTCTTTGGGGAGGCGAAGTCGGCATTCAAGATGAAGAAAGCTGGTTTGAAGCAGTCAAGGGATCTGATAGTTTGACTTCTGCTGGTGCGTGGTACACCCTGACTCATGAGGATGGAACAACAGATAAGTTTCAACCCTCAAGGTGGTCTGAAAAAATGACTAGCGAGAAATTTAAGACTAGAATTCTTCAGTTGATGGACGAAGAAGTTATTTTAAAATTTCAAAATCGTGTGGGCGATGCTACTGCTTTTTATGAAGAGCAGGAAGAAGGGGAACCAGCCAAACAGAGTGAAGCATAAAAATTGTTTTATCACTTGACTAAAGCCTTCACTTGTGTTATATTTGTTTAACATGAATGAAGGCTTTTTTATCAGGAGGCGTCGGTGTGTAAAGAAATTAGGAATCTTAAAATGGCAGCAAAAGCAGCAGAACATTCAGCCCATGACACTTTTCGTCATGGTGCTGTGTTGATCCGAGGCGGCTCAGTCTTAAACATAGCGGCGAACAGTGACAACCATACTTCATTCGGGCAAAGATTCAGGACAAGCCCAGGAAAAGCAACACATCATGCAGAGACTGCTTGTATTCTGGGCTTGGATAAGTCCATCACTTCGGGTGGGACACTCTATGTCGCTAGGATTAATAAGGCTGGCGACTGGAAGATGAGCAAGCCCTGCTCAATGTGCCATGAGGTACTAAAGTTTGTTGGTATTAAACGTGTTGTATATACGATAGCAAAGAATGAGTGGGGCACATATAAGATTGATGATGATTCTATGGAGATAGGTTATGACGAGTAGTGAGAAAAAGAGAGTGGTTGTTATTGATGCTCTTAATATGTATTTTAGGGCATATATAGTTGACCCTTCACTGTCCACAAACGGACAGCCGATAGGTGGACTCAAGGGTTTTCTAAAAATCCTGCAAAAACTTGTAAGAGAGACAAGCCCAGACAAGGTTGTTGTTTGTTGGGATGGCAAGGGTGGCTCTCAGAAGAGAAAGTCCTTGAACAAGGGATACAAAGAGGGAAGAAAGCCTATCAGGTTGAACCGATCCATTAGAAACTTGACAGAGGATCAAGAAGTTGAAAATAAAATTTGGCAGCAAACGAGGTTGTTTGAATATCTAAATTGTCTGCCGATAATTCAATTAGTCTTGGACGGTGTTGAAGCTGATGATATTATTTCTTCCGTGGTTCAACACACAGAGTTATCTGGCTGGCAAAAAGTTATTGTTTCAAGTGATAAAGATTTTTTTCAATTGTGCGATGATGAAACTGTTTTGCTAAGACCAATTCAGAAAGAAGTTTTAAATAAGAATCTTATTGTGGAGAAGCATGGAATCCACCCAACAAATTTTGCACTCGCTAGAGCGATAGCTGGTGATAAGTCAGACAATCTCCCAGGAGTTCAAGGAGTGGGGTTGCCCACAGTGGCAAAGCGGTTGCCATTCTTGTCAGAAGAAAAATCATATACCCTTAGTGAGATTTTAGAATATTGTGAG